CACCTTTTATTTTCTCTATCTTTATTCTCTCTCGCATTTCTACCTTGGTCTGCCACCTCGTTTTAGGGATCGTCACTATATCATGCTGTATAACCGTATCACGATACGCAATAATTTTCTCCCACACTATGGTGTCATTCTTAATAACAGGGATACTGTCAATGGTAGCGATCCGGATAGTGTCACTACCCACCTCAACCTTGAGACCATTAGCCATGGCTCTTTTATAATGCCATTGAGCTCGCTTAGGAGCTGAACAGGATACGATCAGTATCAATAATGGTAGGATATATCTCATAATGCTTGTAACATTGCTATCATTCGAGGGCATGGGTAGATATCACTCTTATCTTTTCGTACACTGTTATGGGTGTAGATCCCTGGAGTGCCTTTGAAGGCTTCCGTATCAATGGAGAATATCTCTTTTCTGTATGACTTGGGTATGTTGTAGGTTTCGCACAGGTACACCAATAACTGACGGGTGCTTTCAATCTGTGCATCCGTATACTTGTGCCAAAGCACATGACCTTTGAAGGGCTTATCCAGGATAGTAACCTCCGAAGTATCTACCACACCCTTCACATAATTCATGTACTTACCATTGACCTGCTTTAATGGGCCCCAGTTGCATACCTCAATACCTACAGAAAGCTTATTGAGGTTCTGATATCTCACCCCATGAGGTGCAAAGTCCTGGTTATCTATGCCAAGGTGGTATGCCCAGTGCTTCGAGCTGAAGCATTGCACTATTGTACCCTTGTTACCTATGACAAAAGCAGTAGCTATCCTCTCAGCATTGCTTTGCCACCATCGTGATACGGCTACAGCATCACCGTTGCCTGCTGTATGGTGCAGGTAGATCTGTGTTTTCTTAGACTCCTCAGGAAAATATTGATTGTCAGATAGGCGTGCCTGTAATATCTTGGTTGTGTCTAATTTCATCCGTGTCCTTTTTGATTTCCTTAGCTCTTGCGAATAGGTTCTTCATTGCCTGCCATAGGTCGAGGCCCTTTACTGCCTTGTAATTTTCATTGATTGATACCACTTCAATGGATACCAGGATCAATGATAATATCTTTGTGAGCATTAAAGGTACAGAAAAAAATGTCAACACTATATCATTAAGGATAAAATAGTCAATTAGATAGAATAAAATCACGGTTACCTCATACAGTAACATCTTAGATATCACAGCAGACAACCTGCGTGAACTGATTTTTTCCTTTTTTTTACGTGCTTTCCATATGCCTGTCACCGTATCCATACTGATAGCGAACCCTATCAGGAACATCAGACCCCAAATGGGTGTAAAAAATGCACTAACCATGCTAATATATATGGGCCATTTAGATTGAAATGATGCAAGCAATATGGATAGCTGTGTTTTCACAGGATCAATATGCTGTTATTGTACCCATTTTCACGGAAGTTACCACACATTCCTGTGCAAGTCAACTGCCAAGGAGTGATGCACTGGCACGTTGCGAACATAGGACGTAGGTCAGTATCTGTATTGAGTGCTGATATGAATATAGGAAATAGATTTTTGTTAGCCAATAGCCAACGTATTAGCCTCTGCTCAAAGAATGATGCCTTCTGAGCATAGTGCTCCATTCCAAATGCTACCTCACCACGTGATACGCTTGCAGAGTAATCACCATTCTGAGTCTGAAGTCCTTTATTTTTTAGCTGATAGCTCAATCCAAATACAGCATCCTCTGCTGATCTCCATGCAATGACCGGTTGAATAAACTCAACCAGGGTTATCTCATCATTGGTCAAAGTCTGAGCATTGTATGCATTCAGTAGATGGTTGTAGAATGTGGTTCCAAGGATAGGCTGTATCCTGAGAGCACTCTGAGTAGCTATGTATGGTGTCACATCCGTTACATCCACATTGGCTGTGATGGGTGTGTTGGTCTTGAGGTAGTTTTCAGTTATGAAGTAAAGCATTATACTATAGGTGTTTGAGCTGCAGCTGCAGCATTAGCAGCATTCTGTGTAACATCTCCACCCTCTACCGGAGGCAATGAGGCAAGGGCACGTATCTCATTAATGGTCATAGTCTCAAGTACTTTGGTAGCAACCAATGGACTCAAGGTATTCAATGCATCGTTAGTCTTAGAAGTATCTCCCTCAAGCTCCACAATAGTCTCATTGATTATTTGGAAGTTATTGATCGTGAAGTGAGCAGGCAACTTAGCTATGCCAAGGAGCTCATTGAAGATAGTCTCTACCTGTGCACGGATTTTCTTGACTACATTTTTCTCAAATATCACATAAGCCTGCTTAATATCCGAGCCACTACCCAAGGAGCCTGTGGTTCTAACACCCATAAGAATAGGGTCGATAGTGTGAGCAAAGCAAATCTGCTCAGTATTGAGGGCAGATGCCTCGTGAAATAACTTATCATTTGCGTTGGTTGGTAGGGCTTCTATTTTTGGTAACTGATCTTGGCTATTGGCAAAGAATGCAACCGCTTTACCTGCGTTCTGTGCACCTTTCAACCTGTCAATAGTCTCCTTAATCATGTGCTTCTCCTCCTCCGATTGTGGTCGCTTAGGGAACATCATAGCAAAGGAAGGAAAAATGCTGTTTTGAATGTTACTCTTAGCGAAGTATGACAGCTCACCCGAGAGATATGCAAAATTCAAAGCCGATGTATACTGAGGTAGCGGATAGTAGTCCTGCCCAACAGAATGCACCTCATAGCAATAGAGCTGAACTTCATCTTTGCAGGTCATGTGGTAGGGTTTTATCTCTACAACATCCAACCGTTGGCTCCAGTCATTGCTTAGATAGTACTTTTTTTTGCATCGTGATACCCTTACTTTCTCAGGGCTTACATTGTACACCTTAACGAGCTTACCTTTCTCATTAAATACCAGCTTAAAATAGATCCTATTATGCAATATCAACTGCTGAGTAACCGCCTCAACTGTATGCTTGAGTTTAATCTTTCTTTCCCAGGTGTATAGGTCCACTTTCTCCTGTGCCGTTAGCTTCTCAGCATCCAAGGCATAACCTCCACCGATAACTGCATTGGTTTTGAAGTCAACAATAGCACCGTGCAGTGGTGAACTGAAGTACATTTGATTGAGCACCTCCGGATAAAGGTTGCCCTCTCCAAAGTCAACCCAGTTACCTGCTGTCCATCTACCATTGACGTAGGGCAAAGTTAAGTTACCTCTACCAACAGGTAGGAATGGGGTGCTAAAAGCCTGGTATCCTTCCACTACGGTAGGACCCTGCTCTTGTTTTCTGCTAAATATATCGTACCAGGCCATATCTATGTGTATACTGATGAAGGTGCAGGTCCACTAACTACCATCCTACCCTCCTCAATGACTACACCTGTAGTCTGTGCAATGCTTAACGGCAGGGTGAATGGTCCACTCTTCTCATATATCTGATAAGTGTATTGACCTACAACAAGGCTGAGGTCAGTGGGCTCTACTAAATTGAATAAATTGTACCGCTCAGGATACGAGGATGTATCTGCAGCAGTGAATAAGATCTGCGTGCTATTGTTTGTATTAAATTCGTTGGTAAACACAAAGAGGTAACTCGGGTTTGTCACCGTTGTTACCTCTGTAAGTGTAAGGACTATTTTGTTATTTGAATTTTGAGCTACGTAGATCATCTAAGTATATTGTCAGACCTATCGTATAATGTTCAAAATTAGAAGTTAACCCCGATAGCTTGAAGAGCAGCAGGAGTCATGGTTACCTCGTATGCAAGGAACTCATTCTCTGCTACCAAAGTAACTGAGTATTTAGAACCATCTGCACGAGCTGTACCGGAGCCTTCACCTGAAGCAGATAACTGCATATAAGGGAAGTACCAATACTTACCGTTAGCATCTTTTACGATGGCAGATAGGTACTGCTGTCCTGACCCTAAGATTTTGATGGCTCTTGAAGTAGCCATCTCACGTCGGTGAAACATTAAGTTAATAGTCTGAGTTACGAATGAGCTACCGTTAACAAGGTCAGCTGCAAGCTCCTCAGTGTAGTTAGATGTATTTCTACGGATGTAGTAGTCAGTGAAAGTGATAGTAGGAGTCAAAGAGAAAGCCGTAACCTCCCAATCACCAGGGTTAGTGGTGTTAACTGTCACACTCACTACATCATCCTGTGGGATTAAGGCTATCCCATGCAAGCCGCCTGAGTTATTCTCACAGCTCTTGGCAACCGCTTCTAAAGCTTGGCAAACATTTGGCATGATTAAAGAGTATTAAAGAGCCCCCTTTGCAGAGGGCTCAAGATTATTATTAAGAATAGAAAACGATTTCAGTAGGGTTCACAAAGTGGAAGCCAATCTTCATGTCCGCACGAGTACGGATGTAAGGCTCAGCAACAGTGTCACGTAGGTTAACCGCACGCAAATCAGAGCTATCTCCTTCAGCATCGAATGCATAGATAAGGTTATCTTTCAACGTGATAACAAAGGTGTTATTAGACATCCCTTGGCACTGAACGATTTTGATACCTAAGTAAGTCAATGACAAATCTTGAGTGATGTATGCATTGGTGTTACCTGAAGCTACTCCTAATCGGTATATGTTTACCAATTGAGTAGGAAGGTAGATGCGTAGGTCCTCAGTCTTGGAAGCTACAGATGCAGGCAATGCAGCGAATGCAGTAGAGATAGCAGTCTCAAGAGCAGTGAAGTTACTGATAGTACCAGTACCACCGTTGATAACCCCACCAGGTCCTACAGCAGCAGTCAACTTTTTCTCATAACCATCACACAATGCAAGTGTAGGGTTCAATGAAGTTGTATCACCTTGCCAACGGATGCTTTCGATGTCTTGAGCTACAGTCTTAGCCATAGTTTCCCAGTAAAAATTCATGAAAGATGCAACAGAGAAATCGCTGTTAGATCCTTTAGTCATTTGCAAGGATACGAATGACTGCTCCAAATCAAATTGACAGATTTGAGCCATAGCAGATACAGCACATACGTCAATCAACACTGCACTCAAGTCATCAGTTGAGCCTGGAGTTGGCCATGCACAAGTGGAGCTTTGTAAAACGTTACCGAATACTACAGTTCCAAGTTTAGTCTGGTATTTAACACCAGGCAAAGTACGGAAGTTGTTAGGTACATCCGACGTTAAGTAGGCAGCGGAGTAGAATGCCTCAGGGTTTGCAGCCAATAAAGCTGTTGGGTCGACTTGTAGGTCGAATTTTAATTTACGCATTTTATTTAGAATTAAATTGGTTAAACTTTCTTAGATTTTCAGCAAGCATAGTCTTAGCATCAATGGCAACAGTCTCCTCTTCCACTTCAGTCTCAGCTCCAAGAGCCTCCTCTAATTGACTTTTGAGCTCAGCTACTATAGCTAACACTGAATTGATTTGCTCAGCAATCATAGGCTGAACAATTGCAAGGACAGCCTCAGCATCCATAGCAGGATCAACAGCCATAGTTTCTTCCTCAACCACTTCCTCCTCCTCAACTACTGTCTCAGCCATTGCTACTTCTTCCTCCGGCATTGTCTCTTCGACTTTTTCCTCTTCTTTAATTTCGACTACTTGGCCATCCTTGACCACGTAGATTTTGCCCTCAATGAGGTGCTCTCCATCAGGTAATTGCATATTATATTTCGATTTTAGTTTCATTCCCATGAAGCCCTCAATAGAGAAACCAACCTGGTCCTCTTCAACCAGTTTATTGTAGTATTCAATATCAGTTATCTGAGCTGTTAGCATCAACGTACCTGCAGGCACCTCAATGCCATAGGTAGTATATGCTTTGTCAAGCTCGGGCTTATCTACTAACCATGCCTCCAGAATGTAGGCAGGTACTTTTTTCTCTTCGTTGTGCTCAAGGTTGAACTTAGCAGAGTTAACTAACTGCTGCATGAACTTAGAATGCATGGCATCTATCTCCTCAACCGTGAATTTAACCATGTACTCCTCATCTGTTTCGTCATCCCTTCGATAAATCTCCATAGGTATCATGGCAGGTGCAGTGATACGGTACTTCAATCCATCTTTGAAAGCCAATGCTTTAGTCTGTTGATTGAAGGCCATCCCTTTTACTTTAATGGCAGGCTTAGATGTGAAGGCAATAGCCTCAATGCCTAAGTCCTCACCACCCTCTGCATACTCGGGATCAATGGTAATGGTGTAAATTGGTAACTCGGTCACGCTTATATTGTTTTTTTTCTATATTTGTTCAAAATTTGCATATGATTAAAATACTTGACAGGGAAATTCCCAACCTAATTACTGAGCTCACAGTTGAGCAATTTGAAAAGCTAACTGATTTTAACAGTGATACAACACTTGACCCGATTGAAAGGCACCTGAAGATATTTGAATACCTTGGAATCCCTGAAAATGAGTTCAATGATGTGGATGTTGAAAACTTTATTGATATTATTCGTCAATTTAATGAGCATCCTAATATGACCTACCCAACCGTTGATACCTTAGAGCATGAAGGATACACCTATAAGGCTGAGATGAAGATGACAGTGCGTGATAGTAAGCTCATTGAGAAGTACAGCATCGGAAAAGAAAAGGGATATATCAGTAATATCCTGGCTGTGTTTTTTAAACGTGAAGACCTTGGACCTGTTGAGCACTATACCGATGCTCATATTAAACACAAGAGTAAATTCTTAGCAAAATTACCCGCATCTATATGCATTCCTTACATATCTTTTATAAGTGAAAAAATCAGAGCACAAGCTACCCCAAAGCTGGAGGGAGGTAACGCTGGAGCAGTGGACGGAGATAGCGAAAATTGATAAAGAGCAGGGATCTATTCACTACAATAGTGAGATCCTTTACATCTTAACTGATGTGGATGTTGATGAGCTTGACATTGAAGAGCTCAGTGAAATGATTAATCAATGCAAGTGGGCCACTGCTGAACCATCCAGTCAATGGAGGCGTGAGGTTGAGGGCATGATATTCAAGCCTCTCAATAAGCTCACCCTTTACGAATACATTGACCTTAACTATTTCTTCAATGATAACTACCTAATCAACCTACCCTACATCTGTGCTATCCTGTACCGGCAAACTAAAGAGAATGAATGGGGTGAGGTAGTATGGGAGCCCTATGAATATGACTGCAAGCTCAGAGCTGAGAGGCTAATGGATGTACCTATCACGGATGTGTACGGTGTGATCAGAGAATTTCTGAAATTTAGAGACCAGTTTCTGACCACATATACCAACTTATTCGAGGACCCACTACCACCTGAACCTGCTGAAGGTTATGATGATGATGATGATGACCCTGATACGGAGCCTGAGAAGGATACATCTAAGTGGTCCTGGGAGCTGTTGATATATAACCTGTGTAATGGTGACCTATCAAAGTCCGATGCCATAGGAGGGCTACCCCTTTACTATGTGTTTAATATGCTCGGAATGAAAAAAGAGTTAGACATCTAATGGGCTACCAACAGTGAAGCCTGCAGGAGGGTCAACCGGTACAAAGTTGTAGACTATTTTCTGATCCTTTTCTAAGACCTCAATAGCTTCCACCATTGGGTAATTCTGAGTTATCCATTCAGTGTATTGAGAATAGATTTCTGTGGTTATTCCTTGGTTAACCATCTCATCCTGGAATGCTCTCACAATATCATAAGGAGGTATCACCCCACCATTCCATAGGTCAGCCCCATTGTTAAGGAAAATAAAGTAATACATGGCAATGATATCGATCTCAAGCTTAGCGAAGACTGTGACCCTTGCATTGATACGCACTGATTCAATCAATGTGCCTTCTTGAAAGAGCCCTTTGCTCATGATTATTCTCTTGAGTATTGCTGCCATCTTTCTCCTGGTAGGATACTTGACGTAGAAGTTACCGTCCTTTTTATATCGTGCCATCTAACAAATCTTTTGGGATACATATAGTGGTACCCTCAGTTGTGAATATATGAATGTATATCTCATCAACCTCCTCCCATTCAGTGAAGGTGTAGGTAATATCGTTAACTGTTACGCTATGCATACTTTTGTACTATTACTCTTTTCCATGCTGCTATATCGGTGGCTGAGGATGAATGCTGAACGGTAAAGATAAGGTAATTATCTACAGTCTTGTTGAATGGTATTAAGCTAATGGCACTGATAGTGTAGTCATTAGATGCACTTGTACCTGTAGCAAAGCAGTTCATGTTATTAATATCCACATATATGTTCCTTTCAAATCGTTGGAACCTTACGGTAGTAGCCATTGAACCACCTGACCCAAGAAGTGTAGCACCTGTTAAGCTGTTGGTGGTATTGGTGTAAAATCTAAATGCTGTTGACCCCGAACCACTTACCAGAGTTCTGTCAATGAATGCCTTGATATATATTGTATTGGTTGTGACAATAGTATTAGCAGGTATCAATACAGTTGCACTGACGGCATTAGTAAGTCCTGTAACACCTGTACCATATGCACTGCCAATAGTTTTTGGATCACTGCTACCTCCTGAAGCTGCATTGATTATCTGCTGACCCGTGATAGCTGTGTTGACAGGTTGCCCTGCTACTATCTGTGTACATTCGATAAGGTCAGTGCTCTGTAGGTCTCCAGTGTGAGGGGTCAATCCCTGCCTCCAATCACCCCACCAATTAGGTATGCTCATACTTATATTGTCACAACGTAGCTAAATGTTTATTGTAACGGCACATCACAATCAGTCCAGTTATCTACCTCCAAGGTAATGGTCATGACGTAGCCTGCCGCATAGTCAAGTAGGTCATTGTTCAGAGCAGTGAATGAAGGGATGCCTGATACATCCATGCTGAGGTCATTGCTGAAGGTGAAATAATTATAAAGGTCCATTAGTATCTGATGCGTATCACTCAGGATAGTGATGATGTTAGCCCTATCCTTTTGAATGATGTCAAAGCAATAGATATCCAGAGTGAAGATGTTAGTATTCTCAGTGTTGCTAACTGATACCGGAACAATGAATACTATAGGATACTTCTCATCCTTAGTGGCGAAGTTAGTCATCTGCTCCTTAAAGTCAGACCCTACCTTCTTGACCTGAAGGTGAGAGTTGTAGAAGGCTATTATCTTAT